TTGGTCAATGGTGTAGGCCGCGAACCACACGTGGGTGCGGCCAGTGACCATGAGCTGCCATTGACCTTGGACGTAGGCGTGGCGGGCGATGCCGCCGTGGCGCCATTCCGCGCCGACTTTCGCCCACGACCCGATGGTTTTCACCTCAAGGCAACCCCCGTCAGCGGTCAATCTGTCGGGGGTGGCCCGGAGGATCGGTGTTTCTTTGTGTTCGACCAGGCCGCAGCGCCGGACCACGAGCTTTGTTTGTTCGGAAAAGAACTCGACTACGTGCGGTTCCAACCAGTTCCCGCGCCGCATCGCTTCGGTTTGTTCCTGGTGTTCCGCGCGGCCCGTTTTGTCGAGCCATAGCTCGTATTCGCTGCCGTATTCCGATACCCCCATCAGGAGCGCGACGTCGGACGACCCGATTCCTTTGCGGCGTTCGTCAAGCCACTGATCGCGGGGTGCGTCAGCGCCCAGTACCAGTTGCCCGGTGGGCATTGACCACGGGTTGACTGGTTTGACTTCGGACCATGGACGGTGACCGGTCATAGCGCCGGCTCACCTTTGATCATGTTCAGGGTGGTCGCGACGACTTCCAACATCGCGCACACGCAGTTGGTGAACTCCTCATCGCTGGCGATGGAGTTGACCAGTGCGGAGCATGCGTCTTCGTCGTCGGCGGCGCGGGCCGCGATGAACCGTCCAGCCCAGCGGATCTCGGGCCGGACGTCATCGACGTCGGCGATGTTGCCGACGGCGTCTAACCACAGTGGAACTACTACGAGGGCATCGGGGTCGGCACCGGGTGGTGGGCCGCCTTGGTGGATGAGCATCGTGTCGGCCAGGCCGATCAACAGGACTTGGATGCCGGGGCCTTCGAAGCGGCCAGCTAGTTCCTGCACTTGCGAACCGGCTGCTGGCCAGTTGTCGGCGCGGGCGAAGATCAGTGCCCGCGACGCCATCGCAATCGCGTCGATGCGTTCGAGGTCGTTGAGCGCGTTCATCGGCGTCCACCGCCGAACAGGTCCCGGCCGCCAGCTGGGGTCGCACCAGCGGAGGGGTGTCGGTGTTTGGCCGCTTGCCGGCAGCTCGCGAAGTGGCTCTTATAGAGGAGTTGCCCTGGTTTCGGGGCGACCCTCCCCACCGATTGCGCGGTGGGGAGCAGCTCGTCGGTGAGCAGCAAGTTCCCGTCGGGTACCGGGTCGACATCGACGGGCATCCGCTTGCCGGTGGTGGTGCGACACCAAATGATCCGGGCGGCGCACGTCGAACACGTCGACACCACGTGCTGGTGGGGCTGAATCATCGGTAGAGCACCGCCATCCACCACATGCGGGCCCAGGCCCACACTCGTTTGGCCGCGCGAATGAGCACGTGTTCCTGGTTGTGCCGGCCGCGCCGCCAACCCCGTTTCAGCGGCCCTTTCCCTTCCCGCATGAGGTATTCCTCAACGGGAATGCCATTGACTCTCACGCTGATCCGCCCCATTCGGGAAGCCGGTTCGTGACCCGGCGCTTGTTATGCAGATTGACTAAAATCTCGGCCATTGCGTCTGAGATCCGGCCACCACGAATGTCACGCAATTGCTTTGCCTTGCCGATCAGACCCAGCGGGCCGCCTTCGTGCTTACCCAATTCGGTGACGACTTTCGCGACGTCGAGGCGCGGGTATTGACGCAGGAGCACACCCAAACCGGAGACGATTTCGGCGCGCAACGCATTACTGTCGTGGCCCCACGCGGCGGTCGCGAGCTTGACCAGTGCGTCACAGGTCGCGAGGTCACGTCCCTCTTTCGGTGCCCGGTACACCCGCTCCAATGCGCTGACAGCGAAAAACGATCCTTTCGCTTGGGCTTTGCGGATGGTCCAGCCGTGGGATTCGAGCATCGCGGCCAGTTCGCAGGCAACGGGATCGCCTTCGACAATCCGGACCCGGAATCTATCGAGAATCTGTACCTGCCGGGTGTTGTTCAAACGGCGGAACATCGCCGCTTCCTCAGCGCGCGTCAAGCCAGTCCACAAGACACAGGCCACGGGAATGTCACCTCGGCCGATGACGTGAACAGCGGAAATGCGGTGTTGGCCGTCGATGATGTGGTGCGTTCCGTCGGGTCGTTCGGAAACGTGGATCACGCCCAACGCCTCACGCTCAAAGTCGGCGGCGATACCAGCGACCCGAACCGAATCAAGGGGCCGTTGCACGCTTGGGTCGACGGTGAGCAGCGCCGGCTCAATCTGGGTGATGGTGAACGTCGCCCTACTCGACGGTGGTTTCACACCTTCGAGGTCGTGGGTCCGCACCGGCGGCGGGGTTTTAGTGGGGGTTGCGGTAGTCATCAGCTAAGCTCCTTGCGTTCCTTCAAGAGGGCCATGAGTTGTCGGAGACTCTTTGCTCGCCGGGATAGGTCCGCCCTCCACTGGGCGGCCTGTTCTGGTGTTATGGCGGGGTCGAGCCCATCCGCTGAGGCCAGGACCATTGCCAGGCCATCGAGGCTGTTCCCTAGCAGCCGTAATGCGGGTTCTTGGACGAACCGGTATCGGGCTTCGCGCTTACTAATCGACGCGTCTGGCGCTGGCGGTGAATCGTCACCGCGCCATCCGGGGCGCGCTATTTGCCGAGGTACGCCACCGGCTCGGATTCGTTCGACAAACTTGTCTTGCTGCTCGGTTGACAATCCGGCGACGCGGGCAGCGGTGGTCAGGGGCACGTCACCGGCGGCAGTGATCGCTCTCAGTCCTGGGGTGCCGGTCCGGACAACGCGCTTCGCGCGGCCCATTGAGCCAATGGAGATTTCGAACGCTCTTTGGATTTGTCGTGCCGTTGGTGGTTTCAGCGCGGGGGGTTGCTCGGCCATCCGGGCGGCGACCATTGACCGCGCGTTGTTGGTGGCCAACTTCCAGCCGTGCGCGGTGATCGCGAATAGCCACGGGTCGGCGCTGTAGGCCGCGAATCGGGGTTTCACACCGGCCTCGTGACACGCCCGGTATCGGGTGCGACCGTCGAGGATCGCGCCAAACGGGGTGCGCACGATGGGCCGTTGCAGACCGTTGGTTTTGATGTCCGCTACCAGCGCCGCGTACTTCGCGCTGGTAGGGCGCATCAGGGGGAACAGGTCAGCGGCGGGGTGCACGCGGTGGCCGATGTCGTCACCCGACGTCGCCGGCACCGGTAGCGCGGTCAGGGTCATATCGCCCGCACCACCAGGTAGGTAAGTGCGGCCAACGCGACGACCGCGCCGCCACCGATCAGCAGCATCGCCAGGACCACCGTGACGGCACCGATGACTAGGGCCAGTGCCATGCCCAGTGCGGCGCCCATTCCGACGGTCGCGGCGAGCAACGCGAGCGCGGCGGCGATAGCGGAACCGGGTTCGGTGACCGGCTCGGGTGGCATCTCTTCCAGCGGACCGATGGTCTTGATCCACTGCTCGAAACGCGGGTCGTCGTCGGGTGCTAGTTGCTTTCCCATCACGCACCCGCCGTGGCGATGGTGCGGAGGTGCGCGGCGGTGGTGGTCCACGCGCGTTCCTCGGGAACCGGCGGTGTGCCCAGCGAGGCGAGTAGCGCGGTGCGGGCGGTGTCGTAACAGCTGCCCTCAACGATGATCTCCAGCGGCGGTGCCGTCGCAAACGCGGTGGCGGTCCCGGACACCGTCAAAAACGTGATCCGCTTGTCTTGGTCGGGATCAGTGATGTCGATCGTCGCGTCGGTCAGGGCGTCGGCGACGTCAGCTGCGGCGGTCAACGCACCGAACATGCCGGCTGGGGAACACAACTCAGCGGAGGAGTCGTCCGCGTAGTGCACGTAGGCGATGGGGATGTTCGGGTGGCACGTCAGCCAGTTGAGGAGTCGCGCGAGTCCGCTGCGAAAAGTTGTGTCGGGCATCGGAAAGTTGGCCTTGCCTTCTGCTGGTGAATTGGTCGACGGCGGTGCGCGCGGGTTAGGCGTCGGTCGACTGGGGGCCGCTGATCACGGCGGCGGCTAGCCGGTGCGCGTCGTCTTCGCTGAGGTCCGCGAGGGGCGGCAGCGGTGGGCGGGGTTGGGCGGCGATGGCTTCGGCGGCGAGCCACGTCTCGCGGTCCACATAAATTTCGAAGGTCGACGTGCCGTCGTCGTGCGCGCCGTGCGCGGCGGCCACTACGCGCTCCAGCGCTTCGGCGCGTTGGAACAGGTCGATGAACGTGTTTCGGACCCAATCCATGTGTGCCTGTAACACGCCGTGTGACATCTCGGGCACGCCAAAGGGAGCGTTCATGACGCGCGGCCCTCCGATGGGGCAGCGATCCGGTCCTTCATCCACTGGGCCAGGCCGGCGCGGGAGTACCGGCGCGTAGCGGGTGCGATCTGCAAAAGCGGTGGTCCGGTGCCCTGCCTGGCCCACCGTCGCAAGGTTTCGTTGTCCACTTTCAGCATGTCCGCTACCTCCCTGGCGGTGAGCCACTCGTCGTGAAGGAGGTCGGGTTCGTCGTCGTTGTGTAACACGTCGTGTGACATGACGGAGAGTTCTACACTCGTCACGCTCCGTGTGTCAAGTATGCTGTGCTGTTCCACGCGATGTAACGGAACGCATGGCGTGGTTGATAGAGGGGCTGGTAGAACTCACGCGCCACGGGCACGGCAGTCGGCCCACCGGTTCCACCGGTTCCTACGACACGACTGTCCCGACAGCACCACTACCGCAGGGGGAGGCGGGCCCGACAAAGTGATGAGGATCAGCGACGTGGCACCACCAGATGAAGACGCTCAGAAGCCAACAGCCTCAGGGACCGGACACCTACGGGCGCTGCTACTTGACGCCGGGGTCGGCTCCAAATGGAGCACTCGGGAACTCGCCCAAGGTGGGCTAGGGCACATGACGTGGTACCGGCTAATCAAGGACGGGAAGCTCTACCTCCCCGATTGGGATACCCTCCCAGTCATCGCGCAGACCCTATGCAACCACGGCGCGACTATCGACGGCATCGCTATCACATTACAGCAGATTCGGCAAGCCTATCTGCTCGATAAGGGTAAATCTCGCTCGACTGGGTACGACACGTTAAAGTCCGGCGCGGCGCAAGCCGATGCAATAGTTGGTGTGATAGCGAACCTGCCGCCAGCGAGCCAACTCCAGCTCATGGAAGACCTGGCTCCGTTCCTTCCCCAGCAGCTCCAGCTCAAGTTGTTGCACACCCTCGCCGCCTTGGTGGCGGGGGAGACAGTTGAAAAGCGCGAAGGGAAACGGGATGACGACGACGGACCTGATCTACGTCCGTAAGTTGAAGGTCGACGCTCAGGCCATCCGAATCGGTGACGTCACGGTGGTCCACGTACACGACGGTCTCACTAGGGATGTACGCAACACAGCGGCCCGGCAACTGCTGCGGGTAGTGCACAGCGTCGGCCAGGAATGCGCGTCAGCTCACCTGCCCGCCGGGGCCGCCATTGAGCTACCAACACAGCGGGGGGCGTGGGTGGTTAAGCGGTCAGCGGGTCGGTCATCAGAACCGCGATGCGCGCCAGCACCGCAGGATCCTCCACCGTAGGCGGCAATCCCTGTGCGACTCGGCTGGCGTGTACCCACGCGGTGAAGTCGCACCCGTCGGCGCACCCCTCGGCCGTGCAGTACTGGCACCACTCCATCTAGCGTCGCCGCTTGAGGTTATCGAAGAACTGCTGGAGTGACGCGGCGCAGAGCGCGATGTAGATGGCGATGCCGATCAGCCACAGCGTTTTCTCCATCAGGCGGGCACCACCAGTCGGACCCCGTGCTCTTTTCTCATGTGCTGCCCTATCGATCGCAGCGTCGCGGCTTCGCCTGGGAACGCGGTCGCGTACTCGCACAATCGGCAACTCCACAACACGAACCGTGGGTCTAGGTGGCCGTAGATTTTGACCAGCTGCATCACGTCGATCGTGACAAGCATCGTGTCCACCATGGCCCGTTCGATCAGCGGAACATCACCGGTCACGGTGGCCGCCTCCCTCGTAACGGGGGTCGCCTACCTCGTAACCGCCGCACCCGGTGGCTTCCAAGATGCCAGTGGTTCGACCAGCACGAAACGCTAGGACCGACACGG